ATATTATTAATTATCTGAAAGGAGGAGAAGACTGTGCCAGTAATTACACAAGGTCCTGATACTAGAGGTATTAGAAGAATTTCTAGTAGAGGAGTATCACACAAATTAGATTTACTCGATCAGAGAATGGATGGATTATATAAAGATATTTATATTTCTAGACCTGATAATAAACAGAATCTTGATAGTATGATTGATGGTCTCGATACTGCTATTGACAAATTGCAGGGTATGGATGCATCGGTTTCAAGTATGTCTGAACTTTTAAGAAGAATAGACAAAACTGGTGAATCTAATACTACAAAATTGATGAGTAGTGTACAGGATTTGTTTAATGATCAGAACTTAATTGGATCATTATTTGCAAATGATACTATTCATAATTATATCGCAGGTCAGAATTATAATTATGATATGATTTGTAAGTATTTGCCAAGATTACAGGATGCTCTTGAAATAAAAAGAGATAATGTTCTGTGTTCTGATAACTTTTCAAAATCTTTTGTTAATCCGAAATCTAATAAGTCTTCTAAAGATGAAAACTTAAAGTTTTCAACTAACACGAAAAGAATTGAAAAAGAATATGATATTACTGAATTCCTTGATCAGACTTATATGAATGCGTCAAAGTATGGCGAGGATTTCATATATATTGTACCTTACAGAACAGCATTTGCAAGATTATTTAACAAGCAGAAATATAGAGTAAATAAAGGATCAAGAGTTGGACAAATTAGTCTATTTGAAGGATATGAAGAAGTATCTTGTCTTGAATCAGGATTTGAAAAATCCAGTGAATTTACAACCTTTGTTGAGACTGTAAAACCTCTTATTATAAATGAAGAGGATTCTGCTGTATCTAAGGATATGCCTAAATGTGGAGAAGTTAAACTTCATTTCAACATGACTGGTGTTATTCCTTCTGGTATCCATGAAGTATGTATTCTTGAAAGTAAGAAAGATGTTGAAATGTTTACTTCTGTAGCAGAAATGTACTTTGGTTCTGAATTTGGAGAAGCTGTTACTGAAGCAACAGAAGATGGTCCTAAAAAAGGTAATAAAATGGACTCTATGTTTGCTAATGTAAAGAAAACAAATAGAAAACTTTCTAAAAACAGCAATAGTTCAGAAGGTTTATTTGTTACTACACTTGCAAATGGTGGGGATAGAAATCCTGAAGATTTGGATGATAATTTTTTAGGTGCAGTTGTAGAAAGAATCAAGAGAGAAAATATCTTACCTGTATATATTGGTAAGAAATGTCTTGGTTATTATTATTTTGAATTTGCAGAAGATCCTAATGCTTGTGGATTCTGTGGAGGTCATCATACTACACCTATGATTGGAAATGGTAGTAAAGTTTCTATGGATATGACTCAGAATCAACAGGAACTTGCTATTAGATATATTGCTTCGAGAATTTCTCATAGTATTGATACTAAATTTATTAATGCTAATAAAGATCTTAAAGAAGAGATATATGCAATGTTGAATTACAATGATAAATTTGATGTATCAAGATCAAATGATATTGGTGTATCATTTATTCCTGCAGAAGATATTGTTCACTGTTATTTCAAACTTAACGAAACAACCCATAGAGGTATTTCTGATTTGTCAAGAGCTGTTATGCCTGCAATGTTGTATATTCTGTTATATTTAACTGATATTATTGGTAAGATTACAAGATCTACTGATAAAAGAGTTTTCTATGTAAAACAGAATGTAGAAACAAACGTTGCGAAAACTATGATGAACGTAGTTCAACAAATTAAAAAGGGCAACTTTGCTGTTAGACAGATCGAAAGTATGAATAATATTCTTAATATAGTTGGCAAATACAACGATTATATTATTCCTATGGGTCAGTCAGGAGATCCACCAATCCAGTTTGAGGTTATGCAGGGTCAGGATATTCAGACTCCAACTGAGATTATGGATAAGATGGAAGAAGCTGCAGTTAATACAATCATGCCTATGGAATTTGTAAATTCTACAATGCAACAGGATTTTGCTAGCAGATTTACTATGTCTAATACACGATTCTTAAAGAGTATTTATACAAGACAGAGAAAGACAGAAGCTTTCTTCTCTAAAATCTATACCAAGATCTATAATTACGAATTTGGTGAAAATAATTCTTATATTGAGATTAATTTACCACCTCCTACTTATTTAGTAACTACAAATACTTCTCAGTTATTTGATAATATAACTCAGATGGCTGATAAAATCAATGAAGATGAATTGGCAGCAGAATCTGAAGAGGTAAAAGCTGAATTTAAGAAACTTTATGTAAGAGAACATCTTAACACTTACATTGATTTTGGTTTGGTAGACAGACTTAAAGAAGTAGCAAAAGTAAATGTAGAACAGGCAAAATTACCAGCAGCTTCAGATGGTGCTGATGTTAATGGGTTGATAGATGATGACATGTAATGATGATACTTGCAAGAAATGTTGTTTTAAACAGCTATTGGATAACAATATTTGGTTTTGTGCTGCTCATAATATAGTTTTCTTTGGTACTAGAGGGAAATATTGTGATAGTGGTCCTTTATTGAAATCTGAGATTCTTAAAAAGCCCAAATCTGGACAGTAGAGAGTAATCTCTACTGTCCTTGCTTTTGATTTTGTACACTTCTAAATAAAATACAATCACTAGGATTGTAAATCTCAGAGGAAAGGAGAAAATAATATATGGCTGTTATGAATCAGCTACCACAGCAGCAAAGAACTGTACTGATTCACAAGTCTACAACTAACCAATCATTCTTAGATATGCATTATTATCTCAAGAATAAAGGTATTCAGAATAACGATTTCTTTCTTGCGTTATTAGATTCAGGATTAGCTGGAGTAGATCCACGAGATCCTAATCTTCCAACTCATATGAAAGCAAGAATTCTACAAGAATGTAGACTGAATTATTGGTATTACCTTAGAGAAATTATAAGAATACCAGTTCAAGGTGGTACTGTAGGTAGCGGTGCTAGATATAAATTACATCGAGGCAATTTAGCAATGAATTTCTTATTTATATTGAACTTCAATATGTTTGTAGAAATGCCTCGTCAGCATGGTAAAACGATTGCTGCTGTTTGTAGATATCTTTGGATTTATAACTTTGGTACATCCAACTCTGAAATTATGTTTATGCATAAAGATCATTCTGGTTCTAAGGGTAACCTCAAGACATTAAAGAATATTAGAGATGCATTACCTAGTTATTTACAAATGTCTTCAAATATTGATATTAATGGTAATAAACTAAAAGTTCCAAATACAGTTGTTATGATTCAGCATCCGTTCAATAATAATAAGATTAATACTTATCCAAGTGCTAGAACAAAAGATGCAGCTAACAACCTTGGTCGTGGTGCTACTATTCCTGTTCAGTATTACGACGAGTTTGCTTTCATGCCTTGGAATGAAGAAGTATTTATGGCAGCTGTTCCTGCATTCTCCAAAGCTTCAGAAAATGCAAGACAAAATAATGCTCCTTATGGAATGCTTATTACAACAACACCTGGTGACTTGTTGACTAACTCTGGTATTTATGCTTATGAGATTAGAAATAAGGCTACACCTTGGAAAGAAGAATACTATGATATGTCATATCAAGAACTTATTGGACTTAGAGATTCTAATAATCAGTCTAACATGTTCCTGGTATCTTATACATATCAACAGTTAGGTTCTGGTCAGGATTACTTTAAACGAATGGTAGTAGAAATGCAATCTAACTGGGCTAAGATAAGACGAGAAGTTATGCTTGAATGGGCAGAAACTGCAACTGATTGTCCTTTTGCTCAAGAAGATTTGGATATTATTAAGCTTCATATTAAGGAACCTATTAGAACTATTTTCTTTGGCAAGTTTAGACAGTATCAGTTTAATATATATGAGGATCTTGATTTATCATATCCTCCTATTATTGGAGTCGACGTTGCTGGTGCTACATTTAATGACTCTTCTGCTATTACTGTAATAGATTCTAGAACAACTAGAGTTTGTGCTACATTAAATTGTAACTTTATTCCTGCAGATGATTTGGCTCAAGTAATATATGAACTTGTAACCAAATATATGCCAAATGCTATAATAAATATCGAACGTAATGGAGGTTTCGGATCTGCAGTTATTCAACGTTTGGTTAAGACTTCTGTTAAGAAGAACCTTTATTGGGAAATCAAAGACAGAGTTGTCGAAGAAAGTTACAATGGTACAAGAGTACAGAAACAGAATCGTAAAGTTAAAGTTTACGGCTTAGACTCTACAAAGTCTGTAAGAGCAAGACTTGTAGAAATTCTTATGGAAAGAGCAATGTATCATAAGGATAAGTTCGTAGCTCCTATAATTCTTGAAGAAATGAGGGCAATGCAAGTTAAGAAGAATGGTAAGGTTGAGCACTCTGATAGATCTCACGATGACCAGGTATTCTCATACTTAATGGCTCTTTATGTATGGTATGATGGACATAATCTGATAGAGAACTTCGGAATCAGAAAGTCTACAATTAAAACTGATACTGATGAAGATATTGAATCTGTAGAAATTGAAGATGCTCTCGAAGCACGAGAAAAAATTGATTTTAATGGTTCTACTTTTGAAGTTAAAGAAGATATTGCTGCAGAGTTAGAATGGATTGAGAAGGATACAAGATATATTACAAGTGATGATCTTGCTGCTTCTCAATTTATTGGA